ACTAGCCTCATGTTTCACTTCCATCCTATGAACATCGCCATACTTCTTCGGTGCTAACTTACTTGACTGCCACTTCAATGCATCTATCGCCACTCTAGCCTGATTGTAATCTATCGTTCCATTCAGCATATCATTCACTGTATCGGTAATCTTATCTGCATATACCTGACCTCTATTCTCCATAGCCATTGCATATCTACTGGCAAATCCATTGTCGCTATTCAGCTTATCCGATACCAATCTCCATGTCGGCATATCCTTATCATTACCGCATACATCTCTAGCGGATCTTCCTTCACCAATTCTCTTCAGGAACTCGATCCATTCTTTTTCAGTATATTTTCTGCTCATAAATACCACCAAATAAAAAACCCCACATTTCTGTGAGGCTTTCATAACAAAGTTTGAGGAGATTAAAAATCAACATCTAGTGTCAATTACTTCAATCATATACAAGTTGTACCAAACAAAGGTCTTAAGTGCAATACCTCTTTACATATATTGCAATATATTCTACTGTTATGCCTAATAGTTAATTTATATTGGAGATACGTTATGAAATACTTTTTAACTTGTGTAGCCGAAATGACCGCATTGCTTATGATGTTTGGTTGTGCTTATCTTGCATTAGTGATTTTTGTATAATGTTTAAGATATTCAATGTTTCAGAATTACATTCATTCAAAAACTTTAATGAACTGTATATTCGTGAACTTGAGGATGAACTATCAAGAAGACCTGATAATCAACTCAGAGCCAAATTAAATTCATTTAAAGATGTATCAGATGAGATTGATAACCAAATATTCAATCACCATCAAATCAGGAGAGTTTCTTAAAAGCATCCTCAAGATCATCTAAACTTAATCTCAATATCTCAGCCGATGCTTTTTCGTTTCGGCTGTTTTTTATTGCCCATTCTTTTGCTGAGTAATTATGCAACACTACATCCTGCACAATACTAAAACTTCTTTTACCCATTCTTCTAGCAACCTTAATGAAATCCATCATAGCAACCTCAGAGCGATCAAAATCATTTGATAGATCTTTTCCTGCCACTTTGTCTGACAACGTAGCTGTTAGCTTCTGATTTCGCCCTGAAGCCATATACAAACCCAATAACCTCTGAGCAGTCTGATATTGATCGTAATCGATAACACCCTTCTTAAAATAAGTATCAATCCATAATTGATCAGTTACATATAATATTTTCTGCCCTGCTATTTTAGTCGGCTTCTCAATAACTTCATGCTTCTGCAAGAACTCAGGAGTTGGCAGAACTCTTTCTTCTTTCGGTAAGGGAACTTTTCTTTTCTTCATCGAATGTCAAACTCATCTAAGATTGACTGCATCTTGCCTTCCAACATAGCCTTCTCACAATCTGCCCTCAGCTTATGAAAATCTGTGCCTGCATAACTTGGCATATCTTTTTTCTTATAAACCTGATCAATGACACTCTGAATATAACTTTGTTGCTTATCGCTTAATTCTTTTGGTTTTTGTTCCTTCTTCTGAACTGCCCCAAATAAATAAGTTTTAATGTCAGCTACTGGACTAGCCTTAATCGATTTAAATATTTCATCAACCTTATCGACTTGCTGATCTTTACTTAATCCATTCTGCCCTAATCGCTTCATCATAGTTCCGACTATTTTGCCTGCATCAGTTTTGCTAAAGCCTTTCAAAACCAAATATTCTTTATGCACTTTAAAAACTTTATCGAACTTTAATTGATAAATTTGATTATCAATATCCTTATTTGTGCCTTCTATATCTTTAGATATAGAAGTATTAAGAGGTAAGTTAAGGGATCGTGTGACAACGTTGTCGCTTCCTACACGACAGATTGTCGCTTCCATTTTTGGATACGTCAGATTGTCGCTTCCATTTTTCATGCCAGTAATTAGATATTTATTAACATGATTTGGTCTCTTGATGATCTCAATAAAGCCACCTTCAACCAGTACATCCATATGTCTTTGGATAGTTCTTACTGAGCAATTAGCGGTTTCAGAAATATAATCCTGAGAGGGAAATGCACAACCATATTTATCGTTGTAAAGATCACATAAAATTATCAATATTAACTTTGCAGTTGGCTCACCAACCTTCTGCTTCATACCCCAACCTAATGCCTCTATACTCATAACTAACCCTCCAAACTGTTAATATCATTTAAGAAACTTGCAGGCACAAAATATGCCTTACCATAGTCTCCATAATCATTGACGAACCTATCCAACATACCTTCGCCACCCAATATCCATCCCTTAATCTCATAGGATGGACAAACTCCAACAACCAAAAAATAAACCCTATCTTTGGGGTCATCATCTCTCAAAATTAAGTCATAACCTTGTTTACTTCGTGTCCTTACTTCCCAACCAGTGCCATCAATATCGCCCCCACTTTTAAACGTATTTATTGAACCACCCCAATATTTACCCATAGCCTTTGATACCGCTATCTCACCGCAAGCACCCTCAATATGACTATTCCAACTAGACTTCAGCTTAGTCTTATTCTTGTAGCCTCTCTTAATCGCTCCAATATGCCTGAGAGATCCAGTAGTTGAACCCTGAGCCATCTCGTAATCTAAAAGAGTTACCTTCATCGTCTAGCTAACAACTCCAACCAATCATCAAAATCTAAAATTATTAAAGGCTTTTTATTATCAGCCTTAATAATCAAAGCATCATTGCCTTCAAACCAATCGTAAATAGATTTAAAACCATTTGCCCTGCACTTAGCCTCAACATTCCACTTATCTTCACCGACTTTATTGACGATTAAATCGCCTTTTATTGAGCCACCGCCTGACAATGGAACTCGAATACATTCAATATCTTCATGTAGTAATGCCTGCTTCCTAAGATTGTTTTCCACTCGGTAGCCTTTATCTCTTGAAAATTTTCCCATTACATTTTCCAATCCTGAAGATTAACTTTGCCTTTTGTGAAGGTATGAATTGCCAACATTTTCTTAGCTGAAGGTAATGATTTTGAATAAAGCCATTTATGAATTGTTGGTTGCGAAACTTTTAATAGATCAGATAACTCTTTCTGAGATATTCCATTTTTAACTAGATATTGTGATAATTTCACTTGCGATACTCTATGTTGTGTTTAGCAATATATGCCTAATTGTTATAGCTTTAGCATTATTTATTTTAACTAGTCAATACATTTAACACATTAATTAAATAAATATTGCTATTATATATTCTTACCTTATGGTTATATATCTTAAGTAAATCAATCTAGTGGGAACACATTAGTCCACTAGCATAAAATAAAAAGGATATGTGCCAATGAAACTGGTAAAACAAGCGAAAAGAAAGCCAAAGTGCTTAAAGTTAAAGTATAAAAAATCTAATTATATGCATGGACTATCTAATCTTAAAGTTTGGGATAATCCGCCTATTGCCCCACCATTTAACAATTAAATTGAATAAATATTACTAATAATATATCAATATTTTTTGTTAAGGGAGCAATTATCTAAAATGAAATTTCCAAATAACCTTTATGTGTTAAGGTCTAATAAAGGACTGCAACAAAAAGAGGTATCTGAGGCTATTGGTCTTGTCCAATCTGAATATAGCAAAATGGAACGAGGAGATAGAAAGTTAGGCATACATCTTGAAAAGTTAATTCAATTTTTTAAGGTTGAGCAAGATACTATTTTAAGCAATGCAAATGTCATCCATAAAAAGCCAATGGATTATCAGTCAGCTAAACCTATAGAAGATCTGCCTATGTTTGGTTTGCCCTTCCCAAATGGTGCTGAAGGCTTTCAGGTGCAAAAGCAAATGTTTACTCATTGTGTAAGACCTGATTATCTTATTGGTAATCTAGAGGCTTATGCCTGCTTTATGCTTTCTGAAAATATGGAGCAACGATATTTATATGGTGAAATACTTTATGTAGATCCCACATTGCAAGTCAAAGAAAAAGACTATGCAGTTGTTCATATAGATGTTGCAGGCAAAGTTGCAGGCTTAGTCCGCAGGGTTTTTGAGGTCACTGATAGGCAGTATAAACTATCAACTCTTAGTCCTGAGAATTCTGAGGTTTTTAAAAATTCAGATATAAAAGCCATACATAAGATAGTTGGTACTAGAACCAATATAGAATAAATATATTGCAATATATTCCTATAAGGTATAATCTCTTCTATGAATTGAGAGGAGATTACCTATGGCATATCCATATTTTGAGAAGTTTGGATTAGACACAAAAAGTCTAGCTGAACGTACTAATACGATTGGTGGTAGTGATATCACGACACTAGCTTCAGGAGATCCTGAACGCATAACAAAACTATTCCAACAAAAAACTGGCAAGATTGAACGAGATGACTTGACAATGGTTTGGGCAGTTATAATGGGGCATATCACTGAAGAAGCAAATATCGAATGGAGTGAGCATTATTTAGACCTTCCCATAATTGACCGCCAAAAAGTTTTTAATGGCACTAAATATCCCTTTATGAGATGCACAGTTGATGGAGTTGTGAAAGGCTACAAAAACAGATTAGCAGTTATTGATGCTAAATTTACGATGGGTAGACCTAAAAGAGATGAAGAATATAAAGACGTTATCCCTCGCTTAGTTAAATACTACAGTCCACAACTTCACTGGAATGCATATCTAATTGAAGAGACCACTGGCAAAAAATGTCCTTATGGGTTGTTGTCTTTTATTAAGGCAGGCGATCAGCCAGTTATCCATGAAGTTAAAATAGATAAAGTCTATCAGCAAAAACTAATTGATGTTGCTAAATGGTTTATGGGTTGTGTCGAGATGGATATAGAGCCAACTGACATTCCAACCGCTGAAGCACCCATTCCTCAAGAAGATAAAGTACCAGTAGATATGAAGGCAGATCCAAAATGGAAAGCCTTTGCTGATCAATATATTCAGACTTTAGGGGCAAATGAGATCTTTAAAGATGCTGAAGCCAAAATCAAAAAGTTAGTTCCACGAAATGCCAGTGAAGCATTTGGGCATGGAATACAAGTCAAAGTCGCAAAAAATAATAGTAAGAGGATAACACTATGCAACAATTAAGTAAGGCATTACCAATTCCACAATATAAAACCCCAATAGCTGAACCAGTTAGTAAGGGCGATAATAATATAGCTATGGCATTAATAGCTTTTCACCAAACTAATCCTCATGCTTATGAAGATAAAAGAAACCCACATTTTAAAAACAAATATGCCTCACTAGAAAGTGTCATTAAAACTGTCAGAACTGCTAGTCAATTTGGTTTGACCTTTACTCAGGAGATGGACTTTGAAGGCGATATAAGTTTTGTCAGGACTGTGATGATGCACTCTTCAGGCTCTATGAGAGTAAGTAGAACTAAGATTGTATCTAAAGATCCTAATGATCCACAAAAGCAGGGATCAGCTATTTCATATGCAAAAAGATATGGACTGCAAAGTATATTCGGACTTCCCTCAGACGATGATGATGGAGAAGTCGCTACATTAAAGCCTGAAGGCATTGCTCCCAAGTTTTTCCCTTCAGGTAATTCTGCTTCAGGGGGTAACACCTCCTCCAATCCCTCTGAAGTAGATCTAAATTCACTTATAGCAAATGCAAAGTCAGAAAAAGAATTAACTGATTTATATGTGAAGCATAAGCCGACAGACGAAAAAATAATTCAAAAATTCAAAACCAAAAAAGGAGAGTTAAATGGAAGATAAACCTATGATTAAATATGGAGTTGATGAGTTAACAATATCCATAAATAAAAATGATCGTAAAACTGAGGATTGGCACTCAGACCTTAATGGCAAACTTGTGATTAATGGTGAGACTTATTATTGCAACATATATCAGAAGAATGATAACTGGATGGCAGGCAAGCTAGTTAAAGCTGATCCTTCCAAAGTCAATGCAGGCGGTCAAACTATGACTAATTCTACAACCATAGCCGACAATGACACTTTAAACGATAAGATACCCTTCTAGATGAAAAGAGAAGATATTTTAAAAAGTGCGATAGGATTAATCAATGGTGATCGAGCAGACGATTATGGAGATGCTTTTGAAAACCATAAGAGGATCGCTCAGTTGTGGTCAGTTGTTTTTGGAATAAAAGTAACTACCCAACAAGTTGTCCTCTGCTTAATCTTATTAAAGGTCGCTAGACTTATTTATTCCCCATCCAAAAAAGATAGTTGGATCGATATCGCAGGATATAGCGGTATCGGTGGGGAGTTCATTGAGAAAGAAAAAAATGACAAATAAACCAAATAAACACCTTCCTATTTTTCGCAGGACTAAAGAGCAAATTGCAATAGATAATAAAAATTTTGAAAATTGCAGTGTTTGTGGAGAGCCATTAAAGAAAGCTAAACAAAGACGAGATAGTCCTAAAACTTGTTATATGTGTCGTGGTGATCGTGTCAATGGAAGCACCGAACTCAGACAAATGTTTAAAGAACTAAACAGTCAAAAATCTAAAGAAGTTGATGATTGGGGCAGTCAGACAATAGCAAAAGATGATGCAGATATGTATGGCAGTTTTTCAAAACAACCAACTCAAATATCTTATGGCAGTTCATCCTTAGCTGAGGTCATGGAAAGCAATAATAAATATCAATATAAAAATGGCTCTGCAAGAGATGGAGTTAGATACAAGAGGAGTTAGCTATGGAAATATGTCCAGTATGCAAGTCTGCATGGAAACCAATCATTACAAGATCTGCGGAACAATGTCAGATATGCAAGCTAACAATGCCATTAGATTGTTGTTCAGGAGTTTGTGAGAATGAGCAAGTGGAAAAAGCCGACAACAGTATACGTTCATCCAACTCCCCTGATGACTAAATGTGATCAATGTGGAAAGGCTTTTGATTGGAGATATGGTGGCTTGATTAATATGCTCAAAGTTGAATTTTGCGGACATGAATGTTTTGACGATTATTTAAAAGAACGAAAAAGGCTGAGAGATGAGTTTCAATCGCTTTGATTATTGTAAATATTGTAAGGCTGAAATGCCTAAAACAAAAACCAAACGATACCGAGCGACTATGTGCTATGACTGCCAAACCGATAAGAAAGATGGCAATCACGAACTTTTAAAAATTTTTGATGAACTTCGAGAAAGAAATAAAAATGCTGAGAAAGAAAATTGGGGTGCAGAAAATCTAAAAGTCAGTGATGAAACCCCCTATAAAAAGAAGGGGCATACTGAGGTTTGGAGACGAACTTCCTTAGACGATATCTAACCCAATAATCTCTGCACCAATTTCTCAGCTTGTACTGGACTTCTAGCCTGCTCTAAATCAATAACAGTATAATGAACTTCAGCAGTCTTAGAGTTCTTAGAGTGACCCATACGAGCCTTTCTGATATGATCAGGCACTTCACCAATCATGCTCGTGTTGTAGTACTTCCTAAAGCCACCAATACCATAGTCAGGCACTCCTGCTCTCTTACAAACTGTAGAGATTAATTTTCTCATAGCATTTTGTTCAAATGGCTTTCTTCCATTAGAATTTGGGAATATCCAAAAATCACAAATAGAGTTTAACTTCCATTTTTTCAGCAATGTCATAACCTGAGAAGGCAAGCCTAAAACTCTTTCTCTGAAATTATTTTTTAATTCCTGAGTGTCATATCTATAGACGTTTCTTTTGATAGTAACTTCAGACTTAGTGAAGTTAATGTCCTTCCACTGCAATCCCTGAAGTTCGTTAGCTGATATTCCAGTAAATGCTGAGAACATTATAAATGTATCTAGATATAAAGTTTTTTCAGCTTGAATTAATTTCAAAACATGATCGTGAGAATATCCGCCTCTTTCAATTACAGTTCCTTTTATCTCTTTTCTATCGTCAGAGTTACAAGGATTTCTAGAAATATAACCCTGATCAACTGCAAATTTCATAACCATACTTAATGACTGAACACAATGCCTAATAGTCTTAGCTGAAAGATCTTTGTCAGCACTATCATCAATAAACTCATTTACCTTACCAGTGGTAATCTCTTTGATACTCATACCCTTATAAAAGGGATTTAAGTGCAGTCTGAGATGCCTTTCGTCATTGTCATATGATCGTTGCCTAATGCCATTAACTTTTCTTCCAACCGCATTTAATCGCTTCTCTAAGGCAAGTTTTGCTACATCATCAAACAATGCAACCTCAATCTTTGTTACATGATTTTCAAAGTCAGAAATCATAGCTTTCCTAATAGACTGAAGATCTTTTTTGTTAATGGCAACCTTCCTGCCATATGATTTCATAGTCGCTGATTTATAACGAAACTGAAAACCTTTATAATCTTTAGCCACAATTACATAAGGCTTAATATCTCCAATAAAATAATTAGCCATTAGTTTGCTCCCTTCAATGCTTCGTTTATAGTTCTTGATATTGTTTCGTATTTATTTCTAAGAGAACGTCTTACATCGGCATCATTAGGAAAATCTCTTGATAAATTGTTTCGTAATTGCACCATTGCATAATCAATAGTATCAATTTGTTCTTCAGTTAATTTAAGAATGTGTTTTTTAGCCATTAGTTGATCTCCTCAGCTTGTATAAATTCACATTCTTCACTTTGAAGTTCATATTTAGAATGGTTGTGGCAGTTATCAGTGAACATAAGATCTACATCACAATTACCAATATATTCTTCCATATGATTTTTATAGAACTCTTCCTCAGTAAAATCAGATTTAGAAGGATCTACTTCTCCAGTATCTTCATCGAAACAACAATCATCTAAATACTCGCTGAAAGACATATGAGAGTTGTTTACATATTCAACTAACTCTTCATATTTAATGCTGACATTAACATCATAAATCTTAACGTCAGTCTTTTGGATTTTGACATTAAATTCCATTACTTTGCTCCCTTTATTAAATTAATAATTTTGGTATGAAGAATGCTTCCTTCTAATGTGTGAGCAACAAGTTCAGGTGATGCTTCATCACCATTTCTATGTTTTTCAATAGCTAAATCAAACAAAGTTTCTCCATATTTATCTAAGCTATGTTGAATGTAATCTAATTCACTTTTTGAAAGTTCTATATTCATTACTTTGCTCCCTCAGATTGTTCCTTCACAAAAGCAACTGCCTTTCCTTTAGTTGGAAAAACATGAATTTCTTCTTCAGTTCTTGCAACCCACTTCCATGAACCACCCTTATCGTCTGCTTTGTATACTTCCCAAACTTTCCATTTATTATCTTCCATTACTTTGCTCCCTTTTGTTAGCCTCTTTAAGAAGACACCCTGCTAAAAACCATGCCTCTTCAAGCGGTGCATTGATGATACCTTTTTTAGCTAGACCTGACTTTGCTTTTGCCAGTGCTTGTATTAATAAATTGTAGTCATTTGATTTAGCCATTACTTTGCTCCCCATTTATTAACAAATCTTTGAAGTTGCCTAACAGTTTTATAATAGAAGGCATAATCCTCATCATCAGGATCAACAAAGTTAAAACTATCTAACTCGCTTTTATTAACCTCTAACTTATGCCTTGCTTCTGAAAGGATATGAGCATCGTCATATTTCTCGTTGACTTCTTCAATAGTGCCTTTCTCCAAACGACCATCTTCTAAATCAATTTCAGTAAACTGAGAATTTAGTTCATAGATCTTAAAGGCATCTTTAACTATTTTTCTTACTTGCATTTAAACCTCCAATTTAAATTAGCCACTCTAAAAGCGATATTATTCCTTTATATTACACTATTATAACTATTATGCAACTATTATTTCAAAAAAAGGGAACTATGCCTGACGAGCGTTAGCCACTTTGTTAGCCACTCTCTAATCGTTATCAGGCTTAAAACGCAAAAAAACCCCAAAAACCGAAGTTCTTGAGGTGCGTATAAGTCATTGATTTTATTGAATAAGTT